GAACCATTCACAAGGTCAATTGCAGCATCCTCAACATAGCTTCCAGTGTTGCGACGTATCTCAAATGGAGTATAGTCAGGAGCACCACCAGCTAAAGTGATTGTTTCAATAGTCCAAGTGTTGGTCGCATCCAAAGCAATGGATGAAATGTTGTCTTGCTGATTAATCCAAATCTTTTCAATGCCACCACTATTGTTGTCGCACGATTTTACGATTGTTTCTAAAGCTTCACAAGCCATAATTTTTTTGATTTATCAGTTTAAAAAAAAAGGGGGAATTTCACCCCCTAAAATATGTTAGGCTGCTGAATTGTAGAATACAATCTCGGCACCATTAACGTGAGTGAAACCAACTTTCATGTTAGCACGAGTACGGATGACCGGCTCAGCAACTGTGTCAGCCAAGTTGATAGCACGCAATGCTTTACCATCACCTTCAGCATCGAAAGAATAGATAAGATTGCCTTTCAACGTAGCAACAATTTTGGAAGTTGTACCCATTCCTGGACACATTACCATCTTGATACCTAAGTAAGAGAAGTCAAGAGCTTGAGTCAAGTTAGCTTGAGTGTTGGCAGCAGCAACAGCAGCACGGTAAGCCGTAGCAACTGGTGTTGATACATAGATTCTCAAATCACCTTGGTTGGCGATTACAGCAGCTGGAATAGCAGCGTAAACTAAAGCCAATTTTGCAAGTACATTTGAAGGCGTGATCGCAACTGGTGAAGCGATGTCGATTACGTTAGCTGAATCAGCAACCAATCCTTTCACATAACCATCACACAAAGCAAGTGCAGCAACTTCAGATTCGGTGTCACCTAACCAGCGAAGTTTCTCGATGTTCTCTGCGATTGTTTTCGCCATTTCTCCCCAGTAGAAGTCCATGAAAGATGCAACAGTGAAATCACCGTTTGAACCTTTTGTCATTTGAAGAGATACGAATGACTGCTCCAACGAAAACTGACAAATCTCAGCCATGGCCGATAATCCACATACGTCGATTTCAACCGAAGAGAGGTCATCAGTGCTTGAGTTCCATCCGCAGTTCTCTGCCTGGAGGACCTGACCGAAAGTCACGGTCGAAATTTTTGTCTTATATTTGACACCAGGAAGTGTGCGGTAGTTGTCAACTACTTCCTCATTCAAATACGCACGAGAATAGAATGCCTCGCTGTTTGCTTGCAATAACGCTGATGCGTCAATGTCTAAATCAAATTTTAATTTTCTGCTCATTTTTTTTGGTTTTTTGTTATTAGTTATTTGCGTTTAAAAATTTACTCACTGCACTGAATTTGTCTTGCACCGACATTTTTGTTTTGTTGTCGGTTGCCTCAACTTCAACTTCTTTCTCGCCATACATCTCTTCCATCTGATTGCGAAGGTCTGCAAGCATGGCGATCAATGCCTTCTCACGTTCCTCAATCACTGGCAAGACAATTGCAAGAATTGCTTCTGCGTCTGCTGTCGGGTCGATAGCCATAGCCTCATCAGTAGTGGTTGACTCTTCAGTTGTCTCTTCAACTGTTGTATCTTCCAAAGCTACTGGCTCAGCTGCAAGCTCTTCCATTGCGACCTCTTCAATTGGCGCATCTTTAATCTCAATGATTTCGCCATCCACTACGACGTAGATTTTGCCATCGATTAAGTGCTCCCCATCTGGTAATTTGTTCATGTTATTTTGGTTTAAGTGTTTACTTAATTTAAGACCAAGAAAGCCCTCAATGGAGAATCCGATTTGCTCCTTGGCAACCAGCTCTTCAAAGTAGTCTTTGTCGGTTACCTGGGCTGTCAACATGAGAGTGCCTTTTGGTACCTCGATGCCAAATGTGCTAAATGCTTTGTCTTGGGTTGGGTTGTCCACGATCCATGTTTCAAGGATATAAGCTGGCACCTTCTTGTCAGTGTCATGCTCCAGGTTGAAGATGTCACGATTGCGGAGGTCAGCCATGAACTTGGTGTGAATCTGCTCAATGACCTCAGCAGTGAACTGCACATAATACTCACCCTCATCATCGCTCTTGCGGTAGATGTCCATTGGTATCATTGCCGGTGCTGTGATGCGGTACTTCAAGTCATCAGCGAAAATCATTTTTTTCTCTGCTCCGAATGCAAGTCCACGAACCTTTATGGCCGGTGTACTCGTGAACGCAATCATCTCAATTCCAAGATTCTCGCCATCGGCATACTCATCATCAATGGTGATTTTGTAAATAGGAATATCTTTGGTCATGCTTATATTGCAAAATTTGTATCTTTGTTCATAAATCAATAATTATGATACAAGTATTTGACCAGGAGATTCCTAACAAAATGAATGAGCTGACCATCGAGCAGTTTGAAAAAATCAGCCAAATCCTAAACAATCCCGACTTCGACAACATCGAGAGATATGTTGAGATGTTCAGCTATCTCGGCATCAAGGAGAGCCTATGGGATGACTACCCATTCAGCAAGTTTGTTGAGCTGATAAAAGAATTCAATCTGAACTCATTCACACCAAGTGAAGCAGTGACATCAATCGAGATGGATGGCTACACATACGAGGCGCAGCTCAAGCTGTCAGTCAAAGAGACCAAGCTCATCGAGAAGATTGTGAACACCAAGCCGAACCACTACCTGAGTGATGTTATGGCCATCATGTTCAAACGTGCTGACCTATCCAACACCGAGCACTTCACCGATGCGCACCTCAAGCACAAGTCAAAGTTGTTCCGCACTCAGAAGGCTGAGTTGTGCGTGCCTTACATTGTTTTTGTGACTGACAAAATCGCTGAATATGCCCAAGCCAACACTACCCAAGGGGTGGAATCAAGTCAGTCTTGAGCAGTTCATTGAACTGAGACAACTGAAAGGTGAGGATGGTGTATTCAACCACAACATCGATATCCTCTGTACGCTCACTGATGGGCTACCTGATGACTTCGATGACATCGACATCGCAGATGTGGGCGAAATCTTCAAGGAGCTGCCGTGGCTCTACACTGAGCCGAGCAAATTGTACACAGATAGGATAGGAAAGTTCTATCTCAAGCCAATGACTGACCTGACTCTCGGTGAATTCATCGACCTGGAGCACTACTTCACCACTGACTACCTTCAGTATCTGCCCAACATCTGCGCTCTGCTGTATCGAATCCCTGAAATTGTGGAGGACAATGTGGTTGCAAAATGGGAGTCAACTGATTTCAAGACCTCAAGTCGGGTGCATTACTTCCTCGACCAACCAATCACCAAGATGTATGGGGTACTTACCGAGTATATCAAGTTCCGTGATAGCTTCATCACCAGCCACAAGAATCTAATGAGCGAGCAAGTGGGTGAAGATGTCAATGACATCACTGACCCGGAGGAAAAGAAGGAAGCGGAGCGTGAGAAGTCATCGCAGAAGTGGGGATGGGAGCAGCTTATCTGGTCCATGTGCAATGGTGACCTGACCAAATATGACCAGGTGATAAACATGAAGCTCGTGCTTGTGTTTAATTTCTTGGCGATGCGAAAGGAGCTGGAGATTTAATAGTCCAGTGCGTAGTTGAAATCTCCGTATAGCGGCACAAAGTCATAAATCACCTTGGGCTTTCTGCGCAATAAATTGCCAAGCTCCAGGATTGGGAATCTCTGAGCCAAATCAGCCACATACATTCCATACATTTCACCAATCAATCCATTCATCTCGAGTGCATCATTGAATTTTCTGACCAATCTGAATGGCGCAATGCTCTCGGTGCCGTTGTTTAGATACCCAAAATAATAGGCGGCAAGGATTTCGATGCGGATGTTGCCCTCGGTTGTCACCTTGGCATTGATACGCACAGAATCATACAGCGTGTATGTGTCGATGAGTGCTTCATCCTTGATGACTTTCTTGAGTGTGTTGGCGACTCTCCTTCTGAGGGGATACTTGTAGTTGTATTCACCGGTGTTTTTATATCTTGCCATTACTTATATTGCAATCAGTCTGCAATTTGTTTAGGAATCTGACAATCGGTCCATGAATCCATGGTGAATGTTATGGTCATCAACCATCCAGCAGCATAGTCGAGGAGGTCATTGTTGAGTGGCACGAGAGCTGGTAAGCCGACCACATCAAAGTCACGATCATCAAGATTGAAAGTGTAGTTTAAATACAAGTCCATGAGAATCTGATGGCAGTCACTCAAGATGACGTTGATGTTTGCACGGTCCTTCTGGATGATATCAAAGCAATAAATCTCCAGGGTGAAATCATTGGTGTTGTCCGTTGGAATCGCATCGATTGGCACGATGTAAACAATCGGATACTTCTCATCCTTGGTGGCGAAGTTGAAGAGCTGCTCCTTGAAGTCAGAGCCAACCTTTTTCACCTGGAGGTGTGCATCATAGAATGCGATGATTTCGTTGATGAGTGCTTGATAGCTTATCATAGTACTGAATTTTTCATGATTTTGTTGACCTTACTTTGTGTGGCTGTCATCTCGGTCTCACTGACCACAGCTGTGACCATTATATTCTGACCTGACTCCATGCCATTCGGAGAACCTACGTTGTTGGCTGCGTTGCCTTGGCCGAATAGGTTACCAGGTGTGAATGCTGGCACGGCTGAGTTTCCTCCAGCTGAACCACCACCACCACCAACTGATGGGGCTGTTGGGGCTGCACCACCACCTAATGACTGCAATGCCTTGGCTGTCGCTGCAATGTTACCAGCGATACCGATTGCTGTGGAGATATTGTTGAGCGCAATGACTGGAGCTGCTGCTGCACCTGATGTGGCGATTGCTTGAGGTGTTGCCAATGCTCCGACATTCGCTGCCTTGTTGGCAATTATCATCTTGGCAATACCGATGGCTGACTCAGCGATGACTGCTGCCTTCTGCACGCCTTTGGACTTCTCGAATAGGCCCTTGATTAAGTTGATACCTTGAGCAGCGACCTCAAGACCTTGCTGCTGAATCGCTCGCTTCTGCTCTTCGACTGCTGCTGCTGCTGCGATGACTTTAGCATCCGCTGCTTGCTGCTCACCGAATGCTTTCATGTTGCCCTCACCCTGAATCTGAAGCTCTTTGGTTTTGGTGTCAACCAATCCCTTGACAATATCAGTTGATTTTTTGGTCTCGAGCTTTACAAATTCGTTTGCAGATTCTTGCCTGATGGTGTTTATTTCTAAATCACGGGCAGCCTCAAGAGCAGTGACATCTTGCTTGTATTTTTTAGCCTCTGCAATTAGTGCAGCGTACTTTGTTTTGGTATCATCAATCTCTTTTTGCGATTGAGTTTTTGTGGAGTCAACCACCAGCTTGTTGGCTGCTGCAATTTCTTTTTGAATTGCTGCCCTTCCAGCTGCATATGCTTTGGCATTCTCTGACGCTTTGGCTTTGGCTTCCTCTGCTTTCTTATCTTCAGCCGCTTTCTCCTCTGCGTCATCAGCAATCTGAATAAGCTTGCGCTCCTTGGAGCCATCCTTGACAATTTTATTCTCTTCCTCGATTCGCTTTTTTAGGGCCTTGCGTCTCTCGATGCTGTCCTTGTCTGACAGACCTTTGAGTTCAGCATATTCCTTACGAGCATCTCCAAGTCTTTTCTTTGCAGCATCGCTGATGGATTTTGATTTCTTGAGCTCGAGGTCAGTGGTATCCTTACCAGCTGCCTTGGCCTTGGCAATCTCGATATCGTATGAGTCAGAGATAGCAGCCACTCGCTTCTCAGATGACTTGAATGCCTTCTCATTGGCTTTCTCCATCTTGCGAGCGTTCTCCTCTGCTGCATAGCTTGTGAGCCCGAGCCAATCGGTCAGCTCCTTGAATGAATCGATGAGCAAATTGATTGGGGCCATCAAGAAGTCAATGGCTTTCTGGAGCACACCAATCTTATTGAGGAAGATTCCGATGCCGACCACAATAGCTGTGATGACTGCGACCAATAAGAAAATTGGATTCGCAAGAATCTGCAATCCAAGCTTAACGAATGCGCCACCCATAGTGGTGACAGTGCTCGTGAGGCCCTTCAGTGATTTGCTTATATCGCCAGCATTAAGACCACCAAGATTCTTGGCGAATACTTTTGCCTTATCAGATGCCTCTTCAAAGTCGAGTGACATCAATGAGTCCTGGATGCCGCCAAATGAGTTTTTTATCTGCTCGAATTTTGACCCTGAGGCGAACACATTCACAGCATCATTGGCATCCTTTATTCTATCCGCTACCTTACCAGCTTGGGCAGCGAGTGCGGCCATTTGCTCTGGGTCAGATGCTTCAGCAATGGCTGCCTTGAGTGAGCGGAGCTCTGCCTTCAGTGATTGAACACCGGAGAGCTTGAGAGGAATTTCTATTTCATTACTCATATATGCGGACTTCGAGAGGTGAGTTTAATAATTTTGAATCATCATGCTGGTGACCACTATTTCGGCACGTTATGACCACGATGTCACCATCGCTGTTGACGTAGGCAGAAGCTTGATAGTCATGCTCTACATTGCCAATAATCACGAAAGTGTTTAGAGAGTCGAATGGTGTGGTCGGTGTTCCTTTGTATTCACCAACTGCTGTACGACTCCAGGTGATTGCTCCGATGTTATCAGCCAATACCACTGCGCTTGGTGCAGCAGTGCCGCTCTGCGTTAGTAAGGCCACATAAGTTTGACCCACAGCAGCAGCTCCGTTGATGCGTGGTGTGATGATACCATCCTCCTGGAGTGTTCTGTTGTCACCGATGACCACGCCTCTGAGACCATCACCGATGTTGTTGCCCTCACCACGCACGATGACGTCATCACCTGATAGGTTGACATTTGCCTCTGTTGATCGTGTGACTAAATTGGTGGAATGAGTTGTCGCTGTGATTGGTGGTGATGTGGGTGTGCCCGGATTCGTTACGAATGGAGCAAGCTCAATCTCGCTGTCGATGCTGATGAGCTCCACCTTGGTTGGCACCTCTGCATTGGCATCATAGTCGATGACCTTGTTGATGTTCCACCATGAGTTGTCGATTCGGATTTTGTCATTGAGCTTCAGCGTTTGGATATCTGCCTCGGTCAAATGGAAGTAAGCCACCAACATCTTGCCTACATTTATCTGGTTGACTGTTCTGCGCCAGTACAGATTGTAGAGGTTGTTGGCAGTCAGTGTGCTCGGTGTGTAAAAATAATAATCGCACGTTGCGAAGTTGATATCGAAGGTTGGCGTGAGCGCATCATCAAAGTGGCCAATCATCGGATAGGTTGTCAGTCCGAGTGTGCCCGTGGTGCCGTACTCAATCAAGTCCCAGGTGCCGCAAGTCTGCTCGCCACCATCATATAAGATGCGGATGTTGGTCTTGGGTGCCTCACCATTCAGTGATGGCACATAAGCATCGAATGAAGTGGCAACCACTGGAGTCGGTGAGAAGATGAGTTCCTTGGTATCGGTGTCCTTCACATACTCATTGTCAAAGGTGTACTCAAGCTGCCCATAAATCTCATCGGTCATCTGTGTGTATACAACATTGGGTGAGTCAGTGTCGGCCTTGTATGTTAGCTTGAGTTTCTTGGCTGATAGGTCTGGAAGGAATATGAGATTCTGCTCCCGGTCCTTCATGAGTTTCTCAGACCAATCCTTCTCTGCTCCGCTGTCATAGTATTCATCACGGTGGCGAAGGACAATGTTGTTGGGTTGGTCCACATCGGTGTCAGCGAAGAGATTGTACATCTGGAAGATGGACTTCACAAAGTCGCTCTGCTTGATTTTGAGCGGCACATATTGGTTGATGTCCAGGATACCACCAATCACTTGGATGTTGGCAGTTGGAAGGATGCGCACTCTCAGGCTGTTGACCTTGAATACTGAGTATACTGGGTCAGGTGCTGGTGTGTATGGGAATACTGTATTCGTGAACCATGCAGTGAATGTCTGCTGTACTCCGATTTGAATCTTGATATCATCGGCAGCAAGAATCTGTTGAGAGCCAGATGCGTTCTGCATTGCAATTACTCCACCCGTTTTGATGCCTGCTGCTGCTGGTGAGAAGTTGTGTATACCTGGAGCAAGTGTGAATTGATTGGCAATGTTTTGGAATGGTGCCACATTTGATACCTGGTCTTGATATCCTTCCACGCTCACAGCTATTCTCGGCCTTGCAGAATATCCATTGTACATATTGTACACATTCACGCTGTTGGTGTTGTCAACATAGAACTCATAATTGACCTCATACTCCACGGTGTATCC